CAATCTGTTGGAGGCAAATCTTCCTATCACTACTAATGCATATTTTTAATAGTTTTCGCCCTAAAAAGCAAAAAAGCCAGTTTTTTAGACTGGCTTTTTTGGGACTTGCTTTACTGTAAAACTGATTATAGACCAGCTGTACCGTAGATGTTACGAGCATCATGCCAACCTGTAGCATAACGTTCTGTAGCTTTGTAACGCATTGAGTCTGTTTCGAAGTCACCTTCCATAGATTTCTCCATTGGACGGCGCATTACTAACATGAGACCGTTTTCTGCGTCTGTTTGAATCCACCAAGCTTTTGATGAGCTTAAACGAGTCACAACGTGTGCACCGTTAGGTAACATACCTGTTGACTTGATTGGGTTCAAATCGTTGTCTGCAGTACCTGAACGTAAAACTGATTTAAGAATAACTTCAGCTTGGAATTCAAGTGCTGGTGGAACAACTAATTGTTCTGCTTTTAATCTGATACGTTTACCATTGTTGTCAACAGCTGAACGGATTTGAATTAAAAGTTGCTCAACTGATGTTTGTGATAAAGAAGCAGCTGTGCTTAATTGGTTGCTGTATGTAGCACCGTTAGCGATAGGGTGAGCTGTGCTAACTAATGTTACACCATCACCACCTACGTAACCGCTTGTGAAAGCGAAGTTAAGTAAGTTAGCGCATAATGTTTCTTTAGTTTCAATCATAGATTGAGCTAAGTGTTTAGCAAATGTAGAACCGATACGGATATGATCACCGTCTTCCATCAAAACTTTAGTTAAAGCATATGCTAAACCATAGATTTGGTAGATAAAACGTGTGATATATAATGTACCGCCTTGATCGTAGCTTACTGGTGTGCCGTCAGGCATAGCAGGAGCTGCGTTCATACCGAAGAGCATTACTTCTTCATGGTAGTTTCTTGGAATACCTTGTATTTGTTCTACAAAGCCTTTCCATTCGTCATCGCGTTGTTCATAAACGCCATCAAAGACTTCGTTGATAATCGGTTCGACTACCGCACGAAAGTCCGTACTTCTCATTGGGGTTGCCATCTAGAGATTCCTTTCGTTAATTAGTTAGACCGATGTTACGGCGCCAGTGAATTGATTATTACAGATTTGTACTTGAACGATTGTGTATGCGTCACCCCATGAATTTGTGTTACCTGCTGGGTATGCTGCTTCACGACCTAATCCAACTACACGAACTTGACCTTGGTTACCTGTACCAACTGCAGTAGCATTAAGCGCTGTAGTTGAGAAACCAGCACCGCCTACACCAATAGTGTAACCAGAAGCTGTGTTAGAACCAGATGTTGCATCAAAGTTGTATTCTGTACCAACTGCGTTTGCATTTGCTGAACCATTTACTTGGATTTCATAAACAAGAGCTGGGTCTTGGAAAATCCAGAAAATGATGTTAGTAGATGCATCTGCTGCTGTTTTAGAGATTGATTTTGCTACAGAACGACGACCGTCTGAGTTTGTGTACTCAACACCGTCGAAAGAACCGTAAACACCGCCAGATGAACCAGCGATTGTTAATTGGCCATATTGAGTCAAACTAACTGGTTGGTACTGGAAAAATGATTGACCAGAACTTAATGAGTAGTTTGCACCGTATGAAGCACCGTTTTGATATGTGTTAGTGCCAATAAATGGAACTGCACGATCAAGACCACTTGGGTGGTATGCAGGCTTCAGACCAAAGGGTTGAAATGTTGCTGACATAAGTGTCTATCCTTTGTGTTTAAAGTTAGTTAAGAAAAACGAATATTTTTACTTGCTTTTGCTGTTTCTTTTTCCATTTCCAATAAACCGCCTTCAAGGAGTGAACGTCCACCTTTTCTTTCCTCTGCAGTATTACGTACTTGCGCAGTAATATTGCGTTGATGCTCAAGAGGATCTTCAAGATGTAACATATGCATAACTTCTTGATAAACGTCTTCTGGTAATTTAAAAAGAACCATCTCATTACAAGACACACAGCCTTCAAACTTGCCTGAGCTCATCTTGCCTAGTCCTTCAAAGCCTAATCCTAACTCTCCGGCTTTAACTGGCTCATAACCTAATGCCATACGTTTGTCGATACTGTCATATGTGTTGGTTGTTGACAACCAGCACAAGTGCATTCCAGGAATTGCGTTCGCAGGAATGTCAGGCAGTGCACTATTTGCCCATTTGTCTCTGAACGCATCAATACGTTCGCGACGTGCGATATCATTTGGATCGGCAGCATTTGCACGATCTTTTACTTCTTGTGCACGATCAATTAAACGATCGTCTAAATCTCTTTTAATTCTAGTATTAGCCATTTGTATTATCCTTTGTTAGCGCGATCATACGATGCGTATGCGCGGATCATTTTATTACGTCTCTCTACATCGTCCCATGCACCAGCGTCTTTAATTGCCTGAACACGATCTTTACTTAATGTGATTGTGTTAGGTCTTGCTGTTGTTGTATTCGACACTCTGCTTGAAGCTGTTGGACCAGCTCTTCGCGGTGCTGACTTACCACTCGCTGTGTAGCGGTGTGGTAGACGTGCAGATAACCTATTGTCTAACTCATCCCAATACTCAGGATCTGCTGGATCCCAACCATCGGCGGCTAGTTCTTGATCGATTACCTTGGCAATTCTACTATCTGTATCTCGAGCTTGTGGATCATACCAAGAATTCTTTTTAAGCCAGTTTGTGGCATTATATTGAACATCTTGTGCCATAGGAGTTGGCACATTTTGTGCTGGCTTCTTGGCTGCTTCGAGTTGTTGTTTCTTAAAATGTTGCAATTGCTGAAGTTTTTGTTTCGAATCAGTCAATTGTTCCAAATATTCGATTTGAGCTGCGGCATCGTTAGCTTGAGCTGCTTGCAACATCTTCATTTTTGCATATTCGACTTTTGTTGCTTCATCTTCAATCGTTTTATCGATCTGATTAAGTCTAAATGATGTTGCTGTGTTCTCAAGTGATGCTAAACGTCGAGCTAACTCTTCGTTTCGTCTCTCAAGTGCTGTAATTTTGTGTTTTGCAGATGCCTCACGTTGTTTTGCGAGTTCTTTCTTTAATCTGCGCTCTTCACGACGAGCTTCACGTATTTTTTCACGCTCATCTTCATCGGGTTCTTCGTCAGATTCGTCATGTTGATCATTTTCGTCATCATGATCGTCTTCTGCTGGTGCTGGATCTGCAGATTGCTCTACTTCACCGCCCTCTTTTTGTTCTTTTGGCGCCTCATCATCAAATTCTTCTGGTAAATCGGCAACCTTGGCTAGAACACTTCCATCGTCTTGTTCCTTAATAGGAATATTTAGTTCTTTTTTATCTTCTGCCATTGTTTTAGCTTTCTACAAAGTTAATTAATCAACAAACGCTTTCATTTTCTGCGCAAATTCAAAATTTTTGATGCGAGAAATGATTTCGCGAGCCTGTAATGTGATGAAAACGACAGGACTGCCATCATCACCAGCGTCAACAACAAAGCGATCACCACCATATTTGATTGTTCTTACTAAATCGCCTTCTTTACACCACGGACCTTCAGGCCATAGTTCAAGAGTAAACGGATCTTTGTAAGCAAGCGGTCCTACTTGTATGACTTTTGCTACAGTTTCGTTAAATTTAAGTGTTTGTCTCGTTTCGTCTACCAATAAAATCCCACCTTTTGATTTAGATTTTTCACGTCTTAGCTGAACTAACACGCGATCACCTGCAACTTCTAGGCCTGGATCTACAATTGGAAAACATTCTAACTCAGAACGTGTATCTGGTTCTGCGTTTGCTACAATATCAAATGCTGCCATTCGGCAATCTCCTTTAATTTTTACAAATTATGATTCTTGTTCGTCATCTTCGGTCATCAAACCATCAAGTAAGTTTAAACTTGCTTGTAAACCTTGATAATTACCAACTAAACGCTGATAAGATTCAATGTTGATTGCATGACCTGCGGTTAATGACTCCGCAATTCTTTGTTGCTCAGCTTTAATTAAGCCGATTAACTCAGTAATAATGTCTTTCATATATCCTTTCCCAGTCTTTACAGACCGTTATAAAAACACTAATGCATTAATTTAGGATTTCCGCCCTATTATTTTGTGTATTCTGTTACGTTTTCGTTTGGACCAATTTTGCCAGCAAGTTTTAACTTAGCTTGACCAGCGCTAATTTTCCAATTATTGTCTCTGTGTGAACCGCCTTTACCAGGATCAATTTCTGTTTTTGCTGTGTCACCAGCATAACCAGGTTCACCTGTAATTTGGTAGGCTTTTCTAAAACCTATGTTTTTATCTAATGCCATGATTTATTCCTCGGATGGTTGTTGTGGTTGATTTTGTTGAGCTTGACTTTGCAAACGTGCTTGCAACATTTCACTCATGCGTTGCTTTCTTGCTTGATCCGCTTGTGCGGCTTGTTGAGCAGCTTGCTGTGCCATCTGTGCTTGATGGAGAAAGTTTTGCTGGTCAATTTCGATGCCATGTTGGCGAATATCTGCTTGTGCTTCATGAGATGCCATGAGCGCTGTTTGATCTTGTTCATGTTGCATTAACAATTGATCAGAAGTCAATTCAGCATGAGCACTAATTTCCGCAATTCGTTCTTTAGATGAATTGTTAAGATCTGCCATGGCAATTTGTGTAGCGTTACGTTGTGAGTCAATGGTAGATTGTGTTTGATATTTCGCTTGTAGATCTGCCATTTGTTGTTGTAACTTAGCCACTTCAAGTTGATATGTTTGTTGATCTTTTTGCATATCAAGTTGCATACGTGATTGAGCTTCTTCTGATTTACGTTTAGTCTCAGCCATTTGTGTTTGCAAGATAACTTGAGCTGTTGGATCAGCATTTGCAGCTTGTTGTTGCTGTGCTTGTTGCATTTGTTGTACTTTTTGTGCCAATGCATTAATTTGCGGTAAATAAGTTTGCATTGTAATATTTGCATCTTCACTTACCATGGATGATGCAATCGCTAAAGCTTGTTGTGCTTCTAAATCTAATGGTTTTTCTTGGTTAAGATTAAATGTATCTTTGCCACCTGCAGCTTCTGCTACATAAGCACGCATGGATTGTAAGTAATGTAATGTTAAGTGTTGCTTAATATGTTCTAATGCATGCGGTGTAAATGCCGGTCCAATAACTGGGTTTCCTCCGTATGCAGGATTATTTGCATATTCCAAATGAATCTTGATGTGTGCCATATGATCTTGATCTGGATACGCCGCTGCTGGACGACCCATTGTCATTGACACGTTTTCTAATGCTGGATTAGATTCATTAGCACCTTGTGGATTTGGTAAAATCTCATCAATGTTTGGTATCTTCATTTGCTTCATGATTCGGCGATACATTGCACGAATATCAAACATGCTAGGTGGTGCTGATTTTGCCATTTCTAAAATGGCTTGGTTTTGTGCTAGTCTTTGCGTTTCCGAGAAGATGTTAGGATCCGATACAGGACGTACATCGTTATTGTAAGCAAAGTCCCTAACCTCAATTTCTTCTCCTGATTCGTTGTCCATTTCACTCAAGTACCAATGATTGATACGTGAGATGATGGCTAATGATTTAGCTTGTGATCTATGTAATCTTGCATGGATCGCTGAGAATACTTTAGCACCTTGTTCAATAAGTGCTTGTGCTGTACCCACAGGCATATTGTTATTAGCTTCGCCAATTTTTTCTTCTGCCGTAGTCACTACACCTTTAGCAGCGTCAGATAACCAACCGAGTAAATTAAATAATGTGCTTGATGGTGGATTGAATGGCATTGGCATGGCAATCTTGCGAATGTCATCGACGCCAGGGGCGCCTTCAATTTCCATTACTTGTGTAGGTTCAATCCTATCACTTTGACCGCCGATACGACCGCCTTTGAGTTTAAGCATTGTTTGGCTGTTGCTGATATGTGCCGCGTCAAGGAGCGCACGGAGTGAACCGGTAAGAGCAGCAGATAAGCCACCAATAAGGTGAGGCAGACCGATAGCATAAGCACCGCGCCAAGGAATAAATTTAAATTCGACATACCAGTCCAATTTCTCAAGTTTTTCATCGTTAGCTTCCCAGTTTCGATAGAGACCAAGTACTTTAGAACTTGACTCATCAACCATTAAAATATATGGTGCGCGTTTACCTTCTGAAATTGAATCATCATCTAATCGAATGAAGCAAGTAATTTCATAAACACGACGTAAGCCATCAATATTCTTAGATGGTTTTTCTTTACCTTCGATTTTATCGTTAGCTTGTTCTGATCTTGTTTGTTCGTTTAATGGAACGTCTGATGTATAGCTTGCATCTACATCGCGATAGATACCAGCTTCAATTCTTTGAAGGTATGTATCTTCTGTGATATCTTGTACTTCTGTAACGCGAGGTGATGTATAGAAATTGGTTGTTGAGTATGGAAGTAAGATGTTGTCAATTGGAACCCATTCGCACATTGGGCGTTTTTGTTCCGCATCATATCTCCATTTTAAGAATTGAGATCCGCCAAGTGGAAGTTGTGTGAGCATTTGTTCCATCTCATCACGATACTCTTGGACTTGTTCAGTAAGTTGCCAGTTTAAGAAATTAACTTTGCGTTCTGCGGTTTTTTCTTTAGCTGAATCTGCTTCACCTTTGATGTTTGATTTTACAATACCATCAGGTGGTAATAATTCTTTTGCAGATGATGCTGCAAAGTCAACACATGATTCTGCCATGACTGGGTGGACGACTTTAGACGCGCCGTCAAAGGTGGCCCCGCCAGGCGCGTCCTTGCCTAAACCAGTTCGGCGTAAACCTTCTTCATATTGTTTGTCACGCTCTTTGCGAGCTTCTTTGTCGACATCAATAAAATCTAAATATTCATTAGCTAAAGCATCTAAAACATTTTCATCAAATACTTCAGCTAAGTTTTCATAAAACTCTGGATCTTTTTGTGGTCCGTATTTTTCTTGAAAATTTATAACTACTGATCCATCATCAAGCTCAATGACTTCTTGTTCAGCTTCATCATCTTCTAAACCAAGTGCTTCAGCAATAGCATCTGTTTCTGCGTCTTGATTAATCGCATCTTGAATATCATCTTCCCTAGAATCTAAGTCTGGTAAGTTAGTGCCCATCTGAAGAGGTATTTTTGGATTTGCCATAAATTATGAGTATATAGTTATAAATTGGTACCTAAGCCTACTAATGCAAATTATTAGTTTGTTCCGCCCTACATTGCATACGGATTTTCAAATCGTTTGGATCGGTCATCTGCGTACGAATAATCACGTGCTGGTAATGGATCTAACTGAATCCAACCTGAGTCACGCAATACACGAAGTGCTTGTGATAAAGAGTCCACATAGTCATCATGACCGCCTGCTTCTGGGAATGAACACACTTGGCGCAAGAATCGTTTTGCCCAGTCTGCATATTCGCCAGGGCGTTGTGGATCTTCTGGAATATAAACCTTGCCCTTCGCTATGATAGGTGCTACAATATTAAGACGCTGAACTTTATCAGCACGACCGGGATTGTAACCTCGCACCTCAATACCAGAACCTTGTAGTTCTTGAATGAGTGAGATACCTGCTGACTTATCTTCCATCAATACCATGTCAGCTTTTCGGCCTTTACCGAAATCATTATCGGCACCATACACAACTTCTTTAAAGTCGTCAATCACTTTGCGACGAAGTTCTGGATAAGCTAAGTGTCCGTCCCAAGCATCAAGTAATATTACAGATGTGCCTGCATCTTCTTGTTCAAACACACCCCATATCGTACATGCTGTTGGGTCGTTCATTGTTTTTTCAGATGTTGCCGGATCGTAACTGGCAATCACATATTCCAAATTAGGTGTTGGCTTTTTCGCGGGCCATAATCTAAATTGTTTACGTTTGATAATACCTGCTTGTTCAGGATCTAGGATCTCACCATAGATCTCTTGACGACCGATGTCTGTGCCATCGTA